AGGCTCTTGCTGATACTGCTTTATCGGCTCAGGTTGCTAAGACTAGTGCTGAAACTGAAGGTCAGGAGCATACGAATGACATTCTTAAGTCTGATGCTTCATTCAGAGATGCTTTCAATCAAGGTCAGCTTGATACTATGGAGAGTGTTATTCTTGTCAATGATAGTAAAATCAACCTTAACGATGCAGAGGCTTCTCAGGCTCGTAGTATGGTTGAGCAAATTAATGCTTCTATTAAAAAGATAAAATCTGAGGTAGACCTTTTGATTTCGCAGGCTGCTGATGTTGACGACCGTGTTTGGGAACGTCATGTTCGTGTTGCTTTGGATGCATATATTGAACATGGTAAACTTAAGAATCTTGAAGGTCAATTAAAAGTGTCTCAAGAACAACTTAAGTTAGCTTTTCGAGAACTCTCTACCAAGTTACCTCTTATGAAGTCCCAGGAGAAACTTAATGAAGCCTTAGCTTCGTTCTATCAAGATTTGGGTTTTAAAGTAAATGCTGAGGAGTCCCGTCTGCGATTTGATTTATCTCAGGATATGAATTGGGATGATTTTGAGCGTACTATGCGAGAAATACACGCTGTTCTCGGCGATGTTGCAGGATTCGTACCTTTTGCAAATCCCCGTTCAAGTAGTTCAGGTAAACCTCGAGAGAAACACGAGACTACAAGTTCTAATGGAAAATCTAAACATACTTATTATGACTATTATGATTGATTAACACAGAATTTTTGGTAAATGACTGAAGAATGTCTATTTTTGTAGTGTTGAAAGAAACAAGATTATTAACCCTTAAAACATTATGATTATGGACATTCTTTTACAGTATTTAAACATTGAGAAACAGAAACAGGAATATATTAAAGTTAAAGATGTGCCTTGCAATTCTCTTTACCAAGTAATCTGTCCAGCTCTTAGAATAAATATAGCTGATAGAGCTTTAACTTTTAGGGATTATATGGAACAAACTTACAGGTCTAATTACCTGCTTGCAGGTATTATGAATGCACGATATTGCAACCGCGCAGCTCGTGCAGTATTCTCTTACGTTGACTTTTGTCAACTAACTTGTGGACCGGGTGAAGCATCCGGCATCGACTAACTTGATATATGTAGCACAACTGACACATTGCTCAGCTTGTGTGAAAGATTTGAATGAGCAGCCCCTTTGGGCTGCCTTGCCCAATAACAATTATAAGGCTACAGCCCTACGAAGTTTCCAACTTCGGTTTGCGTTCTTATCCATTCTGTCTCTATCTATCGCAAACATCAAAACATATTTTTCCTTTTTTCTTTCGAGACGTGCAATAAAACAATGCGTAGGGAAAAATGGCGTTTGGCGTTCTGTGGTAAATGATGTTAAACAAAGCGTAGCGACTTTAATATCATTTGGCTCAGGTTGATAAACGATATTTTTAACTACACTTTATCTTTGCACATCTTGAGAGATTAAAGGAAATTATGAAATCGTGAGCGCGGTAGCGCGAACTCCTCTCTGTCATCTTGGATGACGCCTAAAGCATTGCGTAACGGAGTGAAGCGCGTCAGGGATAGGAGCAAGTATTAGCGAAACCAATTTGTTTGAGCGGATAGCCGCCCCCTAAATAAAAAAAAAAGATTATGCAAAACATTTTATGTGAAAAACCTAAATATATTTTAAATCCTGCTTTCAAACAGGCCGTTTTACAAACTGGAAAATTTGTGTATAATGGAGATGAAGAATTTGTTCCTGAAATGCGTCTTGCCGCATGGCGTTGGAGCTTTCCGTATGCTCGTTTTTCTCCGAAAGGCATTGATTTTGAGAACCTTGCATGCTGGCAGGATTCTTATTACACCACCGACCGCGACGGTGATATTGTGCCGATGTTTTTGGCGATTCCGTGTCGAAAATGTGCCCTGTGTCGAAAACGTAACGCTCGTGAATGGATGTTTCGCGCTGTTGCGGAAACTCAACATAGCCGCACGGTTCCTTACTTCATAACACTGACTTACAATAACTTACACCGCCCTTCTGATGGTGTTAACAAAGAAGATGTACAAAAATTTCTTAAACGCCTACGTCAGATTCTTGCTCGAGAACATAATTTTACTGAGGAAATTCGGTATTTTGCCGCGGCTGAGTATGGTAGCCATACGAAACTGCCTCATTATCACCTTATTCTGTGGAACATGCCTATTGCTTTCGGCACTATGGATGTTTATAAAACTGTGTTACAAGCTTGGTCTGTTCGAAAACGAGTTTATAATAAACTTACTCATCGCTTTGATTGGGATTATCTAGGCGAACTTGGTTTTGTTTATTGCAAGCCTTGCACTCAAGGAGGCATTCAATATTGCATGAAATACATGCGTAAGGAAAGTGATATTCCAAAAGACTGTAATCCAACGTTTTACCTATCTTCTCGCCGCGGCGGAGGACTTGGTTACAAATGGTGCCTTGACCATGTACTTTGGTTTTATCAGCATCCTGACGTTCTTACCATTGAAATCGTAGATAAATTTACAGGTGAACGTTTTTCATCATTCATCCCTTCATACTTTCGACGAAAACTTTATCCTTGCCCTTCTATGCTTGTCCGAAAAGAAATCCGCGACACCATTCAGCTTGTTGATTACTTTCTGTCTCTCCGTGCATGCCTCTGGCAACTACGTCTCGGTATGGCTGATAAAGAGGTGAATGTTACTCGTAAATATCTTCATGAAAAATTTCCGTTTTATGATTTCGACACCTGTGTAAACCGCTTTCCTCGTTTTATTATGGATAATGCAAGGCAATTCTCTTCTTGTTATAAAGAAGACAGTTTGCTGGTAATTGAGAATATCCTCGACCCCATGATTACCATGCTTAATGCATTTGAATTTGATACTAGTTTTTATAAACAGCTTACCTCTGCAAAACGAGAGCATCAGATGTTTGTTAGTCAAACAATGTCAACGCAACCTGAGGTAGATATAAATTATCTTAAATATAAAGTGGATAGTGAGAATGTTCTTGCTATTTACAAAGAAACTTTGTAACTATGCCGTACATTTATGCGAAGATATATCCTAAGGTGTTATTAGGATATGAAGAAGATAAGATAACTTATCGCACTTTTGACACACTGGATGAGTATATTTTGTTTGTAAATTTCGAACTGCCTGGACTCATGCAAGATGATTTCTTGGTAGTTTTATCTAATAATTTTTGTTTCACTTAAAATTTTTACATTATGGTAAAATTAAACGTAGATTGCTGTTCAGTTACAGCGCAAGACAATGAACCTCGTGTCACTTTTACAACTCGTAAGTTCCTCTCTACTCAGGAAGAAATGCCCGTTGTTGTTGTTATTCGTGAACACGTCCCCCTTTCTGCTGCTATGCAACTCATCATTACGGACCGTCAATTACCGGATGGTATGTATGAACAATATTTAATTGAACCGGAAGATGACTAAGCAACAGATTTATAAAATTATAGAACTCGCGACTACTTTCATTCTTGGAGTAGCCGCGACTCTCCTTTTGGATAGCTGTACAGCTTCGATGTCTTTGTTCTGGAAGAACCAGAATTCCTCTCAAGGTACGCAACAGTCTACTACTTCGCGTATAGATTCTTTAAAAACTCCTGACATTAACATTAAGTTTTAATTATGGCCAATATTTTTCGTAAAAAAGATGCTTACATTGACCGTGTCAATCGTTCCACTTTTGACCTCTCGTTTGTGAATAATCTCACAATGAAATTCGGCGCTATTACGCCTGTGTGTCTACTTCCTGCATCATTCGGTGACTCGTTTCAGATAAACGCCCGCTTTAATTTACAATTGCTTCCGACTGTGTTTCCAATACAGACCCAACTTTATGTGCGGTTACATTTTGTTTATGTTCGTACTCGTACCCTTTGGGAAGATTGGATGGCCTTCTTTGGCGGTGATGAGACCGTTACGCCTCCTTGGATGGACCCTACTGCCGAAAATACTGCGCAAGGACATAACCAATTTAATATTGATGATGACCTTCAAACAGGAACACTTGCAGATTATCTTGGTGTACCTACGACGATTACAGGAACTTATGGAGGCTCTGTTATCGCGTCTCGTGCTGTTGACTTTTTTAATTTCGATGATAAAGTACCTGCTTTAAATTCGACTTTGCTTGGTACTCCGATTGTAAGTAATCTATCATTCGATTCCTTGAGTACCATCCTTTCGTCTGATGTACCTTTTTCTAAAATCTTTATTACAAACTTCGCAAATACCGGTTCTTATGGATATGCAGCTCCTCGTTGCATGTGTATACCGTTTACTGTCAAGTATGATACTCCTACTCAGAATGTTAATATTTCAATTCCTCTGGGTCGGTTTAATCTTTTGCGTCAAATGATTAACGATTATGACACTAAACCTGTAATCGGATTTGCTATTTACAAGGATGACAATAGCGCTAAGGTTTGGAGTGCGCAATTTAATAAGTCTGACATAGTAGGCGACACTCTTTCTTTCTCTGCTGACCTGGGTACACCTCTATCGACTTTTAAGCTGTGTATGGTTATCGATTTTCGTAATGAAGTTTATAAAAAGGATTACATGTATTCCTTATATGAACTTGGTTCCACTACGACTATCCGGGCAGGTCTTACGCAAGCATTTGTGTCTCAACTTTATTCGTCTCCGATTTCTGTTATCTATAGGTCCCTTGAATGGACAAAGCCACAGAAAGAAAACTGTCCTTTCTACACCACTGACTCCAAGAGACTTCCGGCTATTCCTTTATCCGCCTTGCCGTTTCGTGCATACGAATCCTACTACAACGCTTTTGGTCGTGATATTCGTAACAACCCTTTTATTGTTGACGGTAAACCCGAATACAATAAATATGTGCCTTCTACGAAAGGAGGTAATGATACATATAAATATCAGTTACATTACGCTAATTGGGAGCCTGATGCTTATACCACAGCTTTACAGTCTCCGCAAGCCGGTGTTGCTCCTCTTGTAGGTATTACATCACTTGGCGAAGCAACTTTTAGAGATGCCGCCGGTACTGAGTATCATGCTCAGCTTGAAACTGCGGATGATGGTGATACTGTTACAGGTTTTCAGGTTAAAAGCTCTAATGCTCCTACTGACGTTATCCATAACCTTATTGGCATGGCCACATCTGGTATTTCCATTTCTGACTTTCGAAATGTTAATTCACTTCAGCGTTTTCTTGAAATCCGTATTCGTCAAACCCCGCGTTACAAGAACCTTGTGAAAGGCCTCTTTGACGTCAATCTGGATTACGATGAACTTATGATGCCTGAATTTCTTGGTGGTATCTCTGATACCATTCCCGTATATAAGGTAACCCAGACAACTCCTACTGAGGGAAACCCCCTAGGTAGTTTTGCTGGTCAAGGTTCGCTCCAGTCTGGTATGCGTCATATCATTCGTAAATATTGTCCTGAAGATGGCTACATTCTTGGTGTTATGTCTGTCGTTCCTGCTGCGAATTATTCACAGCTTCTCGCTCCACATTTCACCCGTATGAGCCTTTTGGATTGGCACTTCCCTCAATTCAATAACATATCTTATCAACCTATGTTATACAAGCACTTGTGTCCTTATCAGGCTTATGCTGTAAACCCTGCAAATATCAATAATGTATTCGGATATCAGCGTGCATACTGGGATTTGATTTCCTCATTTGACGAAGTACATGGCGAATTCCGTGGTTCTATGAGAAACTTCCTTATTAACCGTGTATTTGATAAGGCTCCTGAGTTATCTAAGGACTTTTTACTTGTGAACCCTGACCATGTTAATGATGTATTTGCTATGACGTCGGAAAATGGTGATAAAATTCTGGGTAGTATTGCTTTTGAAATTACCAAGAAGACAACTATACCTCGTAACTCAATTCCTCATATTGAATAATTATGAAACAAGTAGTAATTCATGCTTGGAACACGCATACGTGTACATGTACTAGAAAACCGGGCGAGCTTCCTGTACGTGGTGACCTTGCTTACACTCCCGCTCAAATGTATGAAGCTGCTAAAGCTGGTGTACCTATATCTACGCAAAATATTTCACAGTTACCATCGAATGATTTTACTGATGAAGAATCTTGGATTGTTCCTGTTGAATATCGCCGTGGTCAGGATATAGCCGATATTTGGAATGCTCAACGTGATGCTCGCGCTAAAATTGTAGCCGCCTACAATGAGAAGCGCAAGGAGTTGCAATAATGGGAAAATTCCTTGCTGGTGCTGGTGGTGCGCTCCTTGGTGGCGCACTTTCCGGCATCTCTAATTTATTTGGTGCTCATTCTCAGAATCAATCTGTTGATAAACAACTCGCGGCGGCGCGAGAAGAAGCTGAGAAAACGCGTAAATGGCAGACATCTGAACGCGAGGCTCAAAATGATTGGAATTATAAACTTTGGCAGGCTAACAACAACTATAACACTCCTGCTGCTGTTCAGGCTCGTTTGCAGGCTGCTGGAATTAATCCCGATTTGTATGTTACACAAGGAGCGTTGCAAGGTTCGTCTGTTCAAGCACAAGGTGGTCACACACCTTCCGGTCCTGTTGCTGATACTTCTGCATGGAATCGTTATAGACCTATTGGTAGTGTTGCCTCTCAGGCTCTTGCTGATTTGCCGGATAAACTTTATACGGAGCCGGAAGTGAGTGGACGTTTTACAAAGGCAGCTGTG